CTTGCCCACTTCCACACGCATGTAATTCCAGAGTTCGAGCGCCAACTGCGCGTCAACTTCTGCATAAGGCCCAACATACATGGCCGGCATCTTCCACATCTCTGCTTTTGGATCGAGACCGAAGGTGCGTGCCGCTTCAACCAAGTCTTTCTCTGATTTGGTTTTACCTAAAATGTCAAACGACAGCGCATTGAGGCTGTAACTAAAGCGGTTTTCGTCCAACAAACTGGCAATCAACATCGTATCGACAATGCGGCCGTTCAACTGAAAGCCTTCTCGTTTGATCCAACCGGCATCGTACTGCGCGTTATGCATGACTTTTTCACAAGGCAGTTCAAAAACCTTCTTGAGCCACTTGCTTATAATTCTTTTGTCTAAGTTACCGCCGCCTTTATGCCCGACAGGAATATAACCAGACCAATCCTCGGTCGCGATAGCATAACCAACCACCTCGCCGTTACCTGTCGCCCATCCCGGACCCATCGTTTTGATGTCCGGGTCGCGCGTTTCCACATCGATAGCAATACGAGTCGCACTGCTAAGGTCAGGTAGCTCGGCCGGAGGCACCCATTCTGTTTTCGGCGTAAACATCGCCATTTGCAAACTCATTTACCTCTCCCTAGCCACCAATACCAAATGGGGCAGATGAATATAATTGTCCAAAGAATAAAATTAGCCCATGTCTCGTGCATCGTTTGAATCTTCTTTAAGCTCAAACTTAAAACTTAGACTTGGTGCTTTTGGATTCGCCCCTTCCTTGCGCTTCCACGCGGCAACCCAGTAGTCCTTGCCGTCGATACTGGCTTCACCTTTGAAGTCTGGGTGCGTGTCTTTTGCTTTGTCTTTGTTGCCCCAGATCGCTCCGCGGTTGGCGTTGTCGTATTCAGTCATTTTCGATCACCTCTACCTCTGCGGTGGTTTGTATCCAGACGTGGGCTCCGCAATCTAGCGGCTTTTCGGGGTCGTACACAACAGCCGATGGCCCGTAGATATGCACAGAGTTACCCTTTTCGTTACCTTTTGTATGCTTGACGGTAAAGATGGATTTCGGGTCGTCCGGATTCTTTTTGTTATGCCGGACGTTGTGTTGATTGACGTGTATCCGTTTGATAACACCTTGTTTAATTTTCATTTGTTATCTCCCCACCTAATGCCGCATAGCCGGCGATGTCCACCCAAGAATCTTCATGCCGCGGCATTTCGCACAGCCTACTCATCTTCACCGCAATCATGCACAGCACCACCTCTTCTGCCGTGACGTCCACACCAAGGACGGCAGACCACATTTCTGCAATCCGCTCGTGATTCTTCCGCGGGTCGCCGTAAACCTCGTCGCGTGTTGCAGAGATAAACTCATCTGCTTTTTCTAAAATCTCTCTGCGATTCATAAATACTCCACCTCTCGTATATCTGCCATTGGCATACCGTCCTCATACACTGACTTCCACACGGGACTGCCTATCGACAAATCCAGATCGGGAGCATTCATTTCCTGCTCTTCAACTTCAATCGCTTCTAGCGAAACATAATCCGGCATCTCTGGATAATTGCGTTCATGCAACCACGTTGCACAGATGACATACTCTCGATCCTCTGCATCCCAATACCAGTGTGTCCCGTAGTATTTACCTGTTTTCATGTGTTCTTCCTCCGCTAGGCAGTTTAAAAATATGCCGATATGCGTAGTATGAGTACGCAAATAACCAATTTGTTAAACCGGTGTTGTGATCGCCGCTTATAGTTCGTAGCTCCTCGACACATCTTCTGGTTCAACAATAAACAGGTTTTCTCGCGCCCGAGTCACTCCGACGTAGAACACACGATGTAAATCATCAGGATTGTTCCGCGCCGCTTTTTCGGCCGCCGGAGATAAATCTGTAAAAAGTACAACGTTGTCGGCCTCCCCACCCTTTGATCCGTGAATCGTGGACACTGTAATGCGAGGCTCACCATTGAACTTTTCCCCGCGACGCAAGAGCGCGATGATGTACGCCCGATCTTGCTCCGGTAGCTTATCCATTGCGACGTGCCAGATCATCTCTTTGTCAGCGTTAAGGCCGTGGTCCGCGATCAGCGTATCGAGATCCACCATATCTTCGTCGGCAAGCGCGGGCAGTTTTTTGAACCCCCGTGCGATCCGCTCTTTAGCGCTCATAAACGAGTAAATGTTGCGCGCGGTTTTGCCGGAGACTTCGCGTCCTTTTCTCAAAGCTTCCCAACCGTTGACGGCGTCTGCCACCTTTTCAGAGATGGACCGGTGTCCGCGGTAGTTGAACAGATAGCCGTTTGACTTGAGGTCGGTCGCAACTGGCGACAACTGGTACCCCGCTTGAGACAGGATCAGCCATGATCCGTCAGCCATGTCGATTCCATCGATGGTGGATATCCGCGTTACTTGCCCCCGATCTGACTTTGGTTCATAACGTTTCGGAAACCGTCGGCTAATCCGGTTGGAGATGTTCTCTGCTACAGCGTGAACTGACGACGGTATGCGGTAGGACTGTGCAAGGATTTCAGATCCGCCATCCAGATTGATGAAATGATCAACGTCTGCCCCTGCCCAACGGTAGATGGCTTGGTCGTCATCCCCCGCGCAATACATTTTATCGGACATGCCGTCCAGAATATGTGCGATGTCCCACTGGAGTGGAGACAAATCCTGTGCTTCGTCTAAGAAGGTCAGCTTGAATCGATGTTTAAAACTAGGCGCTTGCTCGACAAACAGCTCTAACATGTCTGTAAAATCGAATAGTTTGTACATTTCTTTGTACTTGCGTAAGGATTGATCCACATAATTAACAGTGTTCCAATCTCGATCCAGTTCGCTTTCGTTGTACTGCTCGCGCAAATCTACCTTCCGTAGACGCGCCAAGTTAATCAGCCCAAGGATCGGATCACTGGTTTTCGCTAGATCCATAAAATCGTCAGATCCCCGCGTCGAACCAAAGAGTTCCACGCCGATGGCATGGCTTAGTTCTTTGTAGTTTTCCGGTTGCATGATCTGACCCGAACTAATGTCGGTCATTGACAAGGCAAGGCTGTGCAATGTCCGAAAGTAGACAAGGTCGTGCTTGGCATCAAGCCCGAACCGCTCTGCCGCGCGCTCTTTTGCTTCTGTCGCCGCTTTCTTGGTGAAGGCAAGGAAGGCAATCTCTTGTGGCAATACGCCCGATTCGAGAGCCTTATCTACCATATTAAGAAGCGTTGTTGTTTTTCCTGTTCCCGGAGGCCCGAAGATTCTGAACATTCTTGTAATCCTTCAAGTTATCTTCAACATGTTGAACGATTTGACGTACTCGCTCGCGCGACAGGCCCATACGTTTCCCAATTGCGGTTAGCGTCATGTAATACTTTTTCCGCATTTCGTAGATCTGAAAATTTCTGTCTTTTTTATCCATTGGATTCCACCCACTCCTCTAACTCTTTGATTCCTTGTATGCGCTCTACAAATATCGGCGTATGTTCCCCGATGTAAGAACCCAGAATATTGAAATTGAAATACTCAACGGCTTCCCAAATCTCGCACTTCAATTCTCGTTGAACCGCTTGTATTGATAAGTCGATGTCGTACACGACAACTGTCGGTTCCCCGCATCGGTGACCAACACCGATAATCGCATCGTCTAGTCCGTCTGCCTTCAACATCAGAATGGGGCCTCTTCTTGGTTAAACTTAGGTTTCAAATCCACGTCTGCTGATTCAAACGCCGGTATAGACCACACGCGGACGGCACGTCCTTTGATCTTCAGCACCGTGCTTTCGCCGCTGATATCGCGTAATCGTTGAGCGATTTTGTGTGATTTAAATTCAAAAAACTTATTCTTGCGGAGATGCGCTTCAAAGTCCCGCAGTCTGAAATAGGTCTTATTGGAGTCCTCGTCGGTCCACGGGCGGCGAAGCAAGATTTCTTCTTTGTCCTGCGCTTGCTGTAGGTGGCGACAAAACTCTTCGAGGTAATCATAGAACTGCCCCGAGGTCGACGCGTCCTGCGCCACTTCCATTACCGCGCTTTCGTTGTCCCGCATTTCAGACATTAGAGTGCTAATTCGACTCTCCCAGTTCTGCTTCGAGACCGTGCGCGGCATAAAATTAAGTTGCTCCATACACGCTTTTTGAAAAGTAGGTTGCGAAAGGAGCGCGTCAGTGTCGAGTTCCAAAGGCTCCCCGTTAACGTCCATAAACCAGACAGGCGGTGTCGAGTTGTATTTTCGCAAATTTGCAACGGAAGCCCCTGCCGCCGCCGAAGCAATACCGAATTTACGCGTCTGGCAGAGATCTTTGTTGCAGTGCGCGCAGATCGGGGCATCAGAACATCGGTATGCGTAGTCCTTTTTTTCAAGTTGTTTCGCAACAGTGTTAACTTCGTTGAGTGGCAACGGCGGGTCCAGAAACTGCCCGTTATATTCGAGTATCTTGCTTTCCCATTCATCGGGATAAGCTTTCCGTAAGTAGACGCCCAAGTTGAACAGCCCATTGTTTCGGCCTCCTTCTGAAATCTTTTGTCTGCATAAATGCTGTAAGCATGGCGGACCGTCTTTGACGATGATATCCGAGCTGTTGGTATCTTGCGTTAAGGTTCCGATCTGCTCCGGAGTCTGCACATGCGCGTCGTAGAGCTGATAAAACTCTTCCAGAGTAGCTGAGGTGCCGTCATCTTTAATTGCGTAGCGTAGGCCGTCCTCTGCGTCGTAGTAAGGCAAATTAAGAAAGTTACCAATGTCGCCCCGATCCAGATGAAGTTTCACCTGCTTTGGAAAAATTTCGCTATTACCGTAACCGAGAGCCGTAGAAATGTGTTGCAAAGTCTCCTGCATCACCTTGGCTTCAATCCATTCGGTCGTAAACAAAAAGCAATGCGCGCCGCCCGATTTAGATCGGCATACCACTAATGGCAGTTTCGCTTGGCGTATCTTCGCAACAAGGTCTGTGTGATCAAGCGGATACTGGTCGATGTCGATACATCCCCAGACGCAACAGTTATCCTCGTTAATCGGAATAATACCGATGCCCTTGCCAGTTCCTGACAAGTGACCTTCCCATAGTTCCGTGGTCCGCGTTTCGCGAATGACGGCCGCTTTACCGGCGTTCTTGCCGCTTTGCGTCTGTTTTTCTATTTTGAAAGTTCCGTATGCCTGTTCTAAACCGGCAAAGATGGAACTAAATTTTTCGACTGACATAGTTGATCCTCAAAAACGAGATGTGTACACATTGTGTGTACACATCCCGCATGTCATTAAAACGCTGGGTTGTTATTCGTTTCCTCATCATCCCCATGTTTAACAACAACGTCACCGGCCATAATGCTTTCTGCAAACTGCTTGGCTTGCATATACAAAGCACCGTCAGACACTGGCTCTAAACGTGACATTTCCCACCCGTGCCATGAACCTTTTGAGTTCTCTTCTGACAGGGTTTTCAGCAGGTAAGTGTAAGCAAATCGCGCCGGAGTGAATGGCCCATTGGCTCCCTGCATCTTTGCGGATGCAACCATTGAGTTCCACTTGCGTGACTTCTTCAACTGTGTTGATTTCATTGCAAGTAACGCTGTTTCAGCAGAACCGTCCTCATTGAGTACGATAACGAAATGCTGATGCGTTTCTTCAATGTATTCGCCGTTCCCGCCGTCTACATACTCGCGGTTATCCGATGGATCGCGAGTTGTTTTTGGACGATCTTCGTTTGGCGCGTAGATCGCTTGTGGAGCACCACTACCTTGACCACGGGGAGCCCACTGAATAAAACGACGCTGATAGGCACATGGGATCACCCGAATACCTTCCTTGCCGCTGTACACTGTGCCGCTAACCGTGTTGTAGATGTCGCCCTTGCGTCCTTCAAAGTTTTCGTCGTCGAGCAATGGGTCGAGCGCCGAAACAATTTTCAGGAAAGGTAGGGCAAGATCTTCTTGCTCCATGCGAGTTCCGATGCCGGCATCGGCCTCGAACATTGTTGGGTCAAATTCCGCAATTGCCCCTGATTGCTTTTCAGCTACTGCTTTTGATGTTGCCATTATTTAGTCCTCTTGATTACTGCACGTTGTCCTACCCAAGCGCCGAATAGCTCCATTGGGAAGTCGTCACCGTTTTCTACGCGTTCCTTGATAAAGGCTCGCAAAGTTTGTGGGTGAATATCAGTCTTCTGCTCCGCCGCTAATCCCTGCTGTGATGCAAGGGCCTTGAAGGCAGATGCCTGATCGTCTTCGCCGCGGCCAAAGATACACATCACTTGATTCTTGATGATGTCGTCATAGCCGTTATCGCGAAGCCACTCGAAAGCCTGTGGCTTATCGTCAATGCGGATTGATGCCCCATACGTTTGCTTTACAGTAACGTTTGAGCCGTCGTCCAAGGTCATTGATGACAAACCAAGTTCGGCCAACATGGTCGGCAAGTCTTCGTCAGTCATTTTTAAAAGAGCGTTTTTCTCTTTCTTGAGTTTGGCCTCAAGATCTTCGATTTCTGCTTCTTTATTTCTTATTGCTACGGCCATTGAGGCAACAGTATGAAGCCCTTCTTGGTCTAGCGTTTCTATGCTCGATTCGGCAGTGTCCTGCTCCATCATTCTCAGCAGATCTGCTGATTGGTTAAGATCGCTCATGCGCTTTCCTCCGTTGTTGAAGGCACCGTTTGGGCCTTGACATTTCTATATATAATCCTATGATTAGCAAGAGTCAAGGGGAAAGTTGCATGAAATTTGAAAACTACGAATTTAAGACTAAGCCATATGAGCATCAGCTAAACGCGTTACGCGACTCGTGGGCCGCGGAATACTATGCGCTGTTCATGGAGATGGGAACGGGGAAGTCGAAAGTTGCTATTGATACAATGGGTATGCTGTATGAAAAGGGTCATATCGACGCGGCGCTCATCGTTGCTCCGAAGGGTGTTTACGATAACTGGATTCAGAAAGAAATAAAAGTTCATTTGCCGGAACGTATAACGCGGAACGTTATACGTTGGACACCAAACTCAGGAAAGGCGTACCAAGAAGATTTAGCTCAATTGGTATATAAAAAGTTTGATGGAATCAAAGTGTTAGTCATGAACGTCGAGGCGTTTTCCACTCCTCGTGGTACACGATTAGCCGAAGAGTTTTGCGATAAGAACCCGAACAACCTAATTATTGTTGACGAATCGACAACGATTAAGAACAGGAAGGCACAGCGGACCGCGAATATTATGTCGCTGATGAAGAAGAGTAAGTATCGTCGTATCTTAACTGGTTCGCCAATTACCAAGTCACCGATGGATTTGTTTAGTCAATGCGCGTTTTTGTCGCCCAAGGCTCTGGGTATCAATTCGTATTACGGCTATCAGAATCGGTACGCCGTTGTGCAGAAGCGGACGATGGGTCACAAAAGCTTTAATGAGATCACCGGCTACCGTCGTCTGGATGAGCTAAACGAAAAACTCGATAAGTTCAGCAATCGCGTGCTGAAGTCAGACTGTTTGGACTTGCCAGATAAAGTGTACATGCGGCGGAACGTTAGCCTGACCGATGAGCAAGCCAAGGCGTATAAACAGATGCAGAAATTGGCTCTGGCAAAGCTGGAGTCCGGTGAGTTATCCACAACTGCATCCGTTTTGACTCAGATTATGCGCTTACAGCAAATTTGTTGTGGACATCTTCCTGACGATGCTGGTGATTTGCATACTTTAAAGAGCAATCGTTTGTCAGAACTGCTTGATATTATTGAAGAAACGTCTGGCAAAATTATTATCTGGGCGACATTTACTCATGACCTGAAGTCAATTCACTCAGAGCTGACCAAGCGGTACGGGGGGGGCTCGTCCAGTATCTACTTTGGTGAGACGCCGCAGGATGAACGGCAGGCGATTGTTGATCGGTTCCAAGATCCCGACAGCGAGCTACGATTCTTTGTTGGTCAGCCTCGAACTGGCGGTTACGGCATTACTCTGACCGAAGCAAGCACTATGATCTATTACAATAACGGTTACGACTTAGAAATACGCTTGCAGTCAGAAGATCGCGCTCACCGGATTGGTCAGGAAAAGAACGTCACCTACATTGATATCGTCACGCCAGACACCGTGGACGATAAAATCCTTGGTGCCTTACGCGAGAAGATTGATATTGCCGGTCAAGTGCTTGGGGAAGACACTAAGACTTGGTTGATCTGAGCAAAGATCCGATGCCCGAGTTCACTGCTCCGCCTTTGGCGAATGTTCGCTCAATGCCGATGCCTAATCCGCTTGGCGTATTACCGGCATAAAATCCACCGCCTAATTGTACTCGGCCCGACGCTAAAGCTTCCTGAAGCGCCTGTGCCGGAGTAGTTGGTGTGGTAGCTCGGTTAAACTCGTTAACCTGCTGACCAAACGCGCCAAAACTGGTGTTCATTCCTAAAGGCGCTTGCCCCACAAAGTTTTCTGGATTGAAAGGAGTTGTTCCTGTTACCGGAGCTAAAACCTCGGGGTTTCTTACGTTTGAATTCGGTAAGTTGCCGAACATTCCGCCGGGAGGAATTGCATCACCAAGAGGAGTACCTTGATTAGACAGGTTGACCTGCCCTGCAAAATCTCGAGAGAAGTCTGTAACCACCACACCGTTTGGAAGCGTTTTCGTATAATTAGGAGTGCTTGTTACCGTAGCAGGTGTTGTGTTGAAGTTCACGACGTTTCCACGGCTATCAATCCGGGTGTTTTCTCCGGGTTGCGTGGTCCGCGATCCCTGCCCTGTTTGCTGATTTGAATAGGCATTATCGGTGTTGCTTCCACCGCCACCGCCGCCACCGCCTCCTCCGAAGCAGTACATGGACGTTTCTGGATCGAATCCGCGCTGTCTAACTTTTACGATGCCATCTTCAAACATAATTCATCTCGTCTCTTTGCTATGCGTCCCAAGCGGTCTTTTGCGTACCGAAAAAAGTGACACTCACCTTTGACGTCACCGTACTGGCGTTGCAAAGTCCTGCCCGCATCTTTCACGCATTGTCTCACATTTTTAAATGCAATAAAGTCGATGGCATACAAGCGGCCATCCTCTGGTCCGGTCTTCCAATCGCTCGGCTGTAGTTTATCTGTTTTTGTCAGGTAACCCAGTTCCGTGCATTCAGGTAAAAACGTGTAAGTAAAAAAGCCAATAACTTCGTTGCCGTCAAAGAAGAACTGAATCCGATTGTTTTCAATCGCAGGAGTAATCCAGTCTTCCAGATCAGAAATAAACCACCGCCGATGAAAATCGGACCGCATCATTAAGCTGATGGCGACTCCTAACTCGTTCATGAGAACAAGCTTCCTATGCCGCCGGCCGCTCCCAAGATTGGATCGTTAGGGAACATTGCCGCTAACTGCTGACGTTGCTGTGGATTTGCCGCGCCTTGTGGTGGGGCAGGTGCCGCCATCGGAGGCTGTACTGGAGCGGGAGCCGCGGGCCGTGGTTGAATCACCGTTGGCTGTGAGCGAGCAAACCGCTGTGCCATCAGGTTCTGCTGTGGTGCTTGCGGAGTTACAGAAGCCCCGAAATTGTCTAAGTCTGGCTCTTCAGCCTCTTCTATAACCGCTCTTTCAGCATAAGGAAGTCTTCGGCCAGCTTGAGAAATAGTTCCGCTGATTGCGCTTTCTATTGCTTTAAAGGTGTTTTTAGCATCTTTCGCATCTTTAATTTCTCGCATCATTAACGCCATTAATCGTGGATTTTTCATCATCTCGACCATGAAGTTAACTTTAGCGGTTTCTGGCGCGCGTAACAGCATGTTTACTACGATATCGGAGCCACTTTCAGCCGCAATAATTCCACCGCCAATTCCACTGGGCGGCGTTATGCCAATTTTTTTCAGCATCCCTTCTAAGGTGTTTTGTACTTGTAAACCAAAAGTGGCGCCAAGAATCTTAGTCATCATCATCTTGGACGCTGTTGGATTTTTAAACAATATTTTTTCTTGCTGACCTGTAGCAAAAGCCGCTTCAACGTCAATCATTTCTGCTAAGTTTTTCTTAATTAGACCAACTTCATCTTCACCAATTAGTTTATTACTTTTCATCCAGTCTATGACGGTAAAGTCTTTGCCGTCTTTTGCCGCCGCAAACTTTAACGGTTGGAACAGAAAATCGGACATTTTCTTAGGGCTAAAGCTAAAGCCTGTTCCACCGGATTGTGTAATTGCGACATCAAAGATAGATCCGCGCAATGCTTTAAAAACATCCGATTTAAATTCTTCCAAGCCTTCTTTTCCAAACGGTTGGTTTGTTTTCGGATTGATCGAGTTTGCATCCATGCCGTCAATTAAACGTCTTAACTCATTAAGCCCCGTGCTTGGATTTTTACCCGTCAATATTTTAGAAACGCCTAAACTGGCTTTTTCTCCCCCAAGAAACCCTTCTAATACGGAACGAGTTAACAGTTCCTCATCAGTTGCTTCTCGGAACAACGTAGAGTTTGCTAATCGTTGAGCACTTTCTACTGTAGACAAGTCTTGAGCCAAGCTGGGGAAAATACTCATTAATCGTTGCACTTCAGGATTGTTCCGGTAGTCCTCTAGTTTCTTGGGATCAACTACATAAGTGATATTTCCTGTTTCTTTGTCTACGCGCTTGCTAAGAATTTTCTTTTGAGCGTCATTAACCAGTTTAAACATTAGATCTGGAATATCTTCGCCGGCTTTTAAATCCTCTATAAAAGTAGGGAATTCAGTCT